AGTTATTCACTCAGACTGATGAATCAACTAAGAAAGCTGCAGATGGTTTAATCAAAAAGGCAGCTTTTTTACATTCCATGTGTTGGGATCTTGAACAGACTATCAATGAATCCGGTACAATAAAAGTTCACCCGCAGCATCCAGAGCTCCAGAAGCAGGTACCTGCAGTAAAAGAGTATGCCAGACTTTCAGAAAGCTATGCCAATATTGTCAATAAACTTAATGCGCTAAGACTAAAATCTACTGTTGAAGAAGATGATGGTCTGGATGAATATGAATAGGTTTGGATAATATGCCATCAATTAACATAAAAACGGGTACCTATTTAAGAGGTGTTCCATATGCTGATGAACACTCATGGCTACTTGAATACATAGGTAAATGCAAATCTGGAGAGATAGTAATTGGCCATGAGTTAATGCAGATGCTTGATATTCTACTTAGTCATTTTGACAATCCTGATATCAAATTTGAAATGGAAGATGCCCACAAAAGAATTAAGTTTATTGAATCTGAGTGTAAACACTATGAAGCTCCATTCGCAGGTAAACCTTTTATTTTTATGCTTTTTCAAAAAGCTTTCGTAGAAGCACTTTATAGCTTTAAAATATTTGATGATGAGGTTGGACACTGGGTTAGGTTATACCAGGAGTACATATTGCTGATTGGTCGTAAAAATGGAAAGACACCATTTGTCGCAGCTCAAGACCTGGCTGAGTTCTTCTGTGGGCCAATGGGACTAAAAATACTTTGTTCAAGCAATGACTATGAGCAGGCGGACTTAATGTTCCAAGCCATTAATGCTATGCGTGAAGAAAGCCCTAAGGTTGAAAAAGTTACACGTAAAAATATAAAAGGCATATTTTTTGGAAACCCAAAAAACAAGAAACTTAAAGGTAAATTTTCATATAAAAATAAAGGTTGTATCCGGAAGATATCAGCAAAGACTGGTGCAAAAGAAGGCCGTAATATTGCAGTAGGATCTGTGGATGAAATCCACGAAATGAAAGATAATACCGCAACAATGCCTATAAGGCAATCATTATCAACACAAGATGAACCCATATATGGAGAGATAACAACAGAAGGTGTTGTTAATGATGGATACCTTGATGAAAGATTGAAAGAAGCTCGGCAAGTTTTAGCAGGTGAGCTTGACAGGCCTCGGTGGTTAATTTGGCTTTACACTCAGGATAGTGAAAAGGAAATATGGCAAGATGAGAGAAGCTGGCTAAAGAGTAATCCAGGACTTGGAGTAATAAAAAAATGGTCTTTCCTTCGACAAATGGTTGATGAAGCTAAAACCAGCAAAAAGACTAGAGTATTTGTCCTCTCTAAAGACTTTAATATTAAACAAAACAATTCAGAAGCCTGGTTAACAACAGAAATAATAGAGAACCCTGAAACATTCGACATTGAAGAATTTCGGAATTGCTTTGCAATTGGAGCTGTGGACTTGTCTAAGACTGGTGACCTTGCAAGTGCTAGGGCATTGTTGATGAAGCCTGGCAGTAATAAGAAGTATATGCTTTCAAAATATTTTATACCTCAATCAAAACTTGTTAACTTAGCTGAAGATGAACGTAAAAAATATGAAGCCTGGATAAAAGAAGAATACATAGAAGTATCTGATGGAAATGAAAATGATTTCAGACTGGTAACAGCATGGTTTGTTAAATTGTTCAAAGATTATGGGATCAGGTTCTATAAAGTAGGTTATGACAAATGGTCTGCTATATATTGGGTTAAAGAAATGGAAGAATACGGATTTGATTGCCAGCGTGTATCCCAGGAGTTTGGGAGCATGTCTGAGCCGATGACATTAGTTGAAAATGACCTTAAGAGTAAATTGATAATTTATAATAATAACCCTGTAGATAAATATTGCCTTGAAAATACGGCTATGGCTGTAAATAAGAAGTTTGAAACTATGCCTGTTAAGGTACAGGGTAAAGAAGAGAAAAAGATAGATGGGGCAGTAACCATGATAATTGTAGAACGAATTTACATTGACAATAGGACTGAATTCCTTGAATTAGTAAAAAGGACAGCAGCGTAAAGGTGGTGGAACAGAAAAATGGCCCTAAAAGATATATTTAAAAATATCGGAGTAAAAAAACAACAAATGTGGTATGCAAAAATGCTAAATGGTACCATACCAGTGTTTTCACAATTTGGACAAAATATTTATGTTTCTGATATTGTCCAGAACTGCATTGATAAGATAGCAACTGAAATAAGTAAACTGCAACCCCGCCATATACGTACAGATGCAAATGGGATGCAGACCATTGTTAAGGGTAGTATAAACCGCCTTTTTAAGTTTAAACCGAATCCGTTAATGACTACAAGGGATTTCTTGGAGAAAATAACCTGGCTATTACTTATGAATTATAACTGTTTTATATATCCTACTTGTGGGGAGAGGGATGGAATAATTGAATATACCGGGTTTTATCCTCTGAACCCTTCCCGGGTGGAATTCCTGCAGGATATCACTAATAAGCTGTTTATACGTTTTTATTTTACAAACGGTAATGACTATACAGTACCTTATTCAGATGTTATCCACCTTAGGAAAAAATTCAGCGTTAATGATATTATGGGTGGGGGATTGAATGGCCAGCCGGACAATACAGCCCTCCTGAAGGTGCTGGAAGTAAATGATACTGTCATGCAAGGAATTGGGAAAGCAATTAAAACAAGCCTTAGTATTAAGGTCGTAGCTAAAATAAATACGATGCTTGATGATGCAAAGCAGCAAGCAGAAAGGGAAAGGCTTGAAAAAGCTATAGATAAAGGTGATAGTGCCATTCTTCCAACAGATTTGAAGGCTGACTTCACACCATTAACTATTGACCCCAAAATCATAGATAAAGACACAATGCAATTCCTCCAGGATAAAATATTGAACTGGTATGGAGTTTCTTTACCGATATTGTCAGGAAAATTCACAGATGAAGACTACCAGGCATTCTATGAGTCAGCATTGGAAAGCCCGATTATAAGTATGGGTCAGGCTTTTTCTAAATGTTTGTTTTCCGATAGAGAGCTTGATGTAGGTAATGAAACAGTATTTTACCACAAAGACATGATGTATTTGAGTACCAAGTCAAAGCTGGAGCTTATAAAAACAGCAGGGGAGCAAGGGCTTTTAAGAGATAACCAGAAGCTTGCACTGCTTGGGTATCCACCGATAAAAGGTGGTGATAGAATTACACAAAGCCTTAATTATATAGACCGTAGTATAGTAAACAACTATCAAATGAAATACGGCGTAAAGCAAAAACAGAAGGAGGTAAAAGATGATGAGTAACCTTAAAAATCTGAAGAATGAAAATGAATTTAGAGCTTTCGAAATGGCTGAATTCAGAGCTTTAAAAGAAGAAGAGAAGCCTGTTATTGAAGGTCATGCAGCCGTATATAACAAAAAGACAAATATTGGGGACTGGTTTTATGAAATCATTGAGCGTGGCGCATTTGATGATTGCGATTTTGATGATGTTTTATTTTGTATAAACCATGAAACCCGTAAAATACCTGTAGCCAGGTCTAGAAGGAATAATAAAAATTCCACTATGCAAATAGCAACAGATGATAAAGGATTATTTGTAAGGGCTTATCCGGATATAGAAAACAATACTGAATCAAAGAGTTTGTATCACTCCATACAGCGTGGGGATATCGATGGAATGTCTTTTATATTCCGTGTTGCAGAAGAACGTTGGGAAAATCTTGACAAAGAAATGCCCACAAGGCACATTATAAAATTTAAGAAAGTATTCGAGGTATCAGCTGTCACTATGCCGGCGTACCGCGATACAAATATATCTGCCCGTGACCAGCAAGCATTGGAGAATGCACGCATGGTATTGGAGAATGCCAGGTCGGAGTTGGGGAACTCGAAAAACGCGCAGGAATTAGAAATATTAAAATTCAAAACACAGATATTGATGAAAGGTTAAGGTGGTAATATATGAAAAAGAAACTTTTAGCTTTAATGGCTAAAAAGGAAGCAAGGAAAGCTGAACTTGGCACAAAGGCCAATGCAACTGAAGATATCAAAGAACTCAGAGCAATTAACACTGAACTTGAAACATTGAATGCAGAAATTGCTGAGCTTCGCAGTATGATTGATGCGCTTCCGAATGAAGAACTTGAAGGAAAAGGGAAAGAAAAGAAAAAGGGGAAAGAAGATAGAAGTAATGATGATAATGATTTTGATGAAAATGAAGATGAGGAAGAATTCCGGTCTGACAAGTTAAATAATAAAACTGAAAAAAGGGATGCAACCCCCAGGGGCGAACTGAATATTTTAGGAACATATTCCATGGGGAAAGGACAGGATGAAGCCAGAGCGAAAGAACTTTGTGAAGCAGCTGAAAAAAGAGGCAAGGAGCTTAAGGAGATGAGGTCTGTAACCGTAGGTTCAAGCAATATTGTAGTTCCTACACATGATGCAAGCGACATCAGGCCTACTTTCAATGAAGTATCCAGCCTAATTGACAATGTATCAATAAAGCCTTTACCTGGTGGTGAAAGCTATAAGCAGCCTTATGTAACCGGATACGGAACAGGTGATTATAAAGGTGAAGGAGAAGATTATGCAGAGGCAGAGCCTACTTTTGGATATGCCCAGATTAATAAGGCAAAAGTTACTGCATATGCAGAAGACAGTGAAGAATTAGTAAAGCTTCCTGCAGCTAATTATGATGCTGAAGTTCAAAAAGGAATACGTATTGCAAGCCGTAAGAAGATCACACGTGAAATTCTTGTAGGCAATGGTTCAACAAACCACCTTGTAGGTATATTTTCTGCTGTAGCAACTGCTATTGATGCTGACACAGACATTACATTTTCAGAAATTGACGAAATGACTCTTGATGAGATTATATTCTCTTATGGTGGGGATGAAGATGTGGAAGATGCAGCTGTACTAATTCTTAACAAAAAGGACCTGAAGGCATTTGCACAGCTCCGTACTGCAGATGGAAAGAAGATACATACAATTGTAAGCAAAGGCAATTTTGGTACCATTGATGGCATTCCATATATAATCAACAGCGCTTGTAAAGCAATATCTGCCTCAATAACTGCTACCGGACAGTATAGTATGGCATATGGCCCGTTGTCCAATTATTTGCTGACTATATTCTCTGATTTGGATATCCAAAGGTCCATGGACTATCAGTTTAAAAAGGGCATGATAGCTCACAGAGGAGATGTCTTTGTTGGCGGTAATGTAGTTAGTAAGAATGGCTTCTTAAGAGTTAAAAAAGCGTAAAAGTATAGATGAATGTTTAATAAAGGGCTTTCCTTAGAGTAAGCCCTTTATTTTATTAGTGAATTCTCTACGAATGGAGGTAATGAAATCAATGAGAGTAGGATATAACCCTAAAAAGGGGAGAATTAAAACAGATTCTGGTATAACAATAGACCGTGCATTTCTTGCCCATTACCAAGTTAGTGCAGCCAATGCTGTTGCAGCTGATAGTGATGGTGTATTGCCTTTGACTAACCTTAGTGCAGCAGCTCAAGTATTGACATCAGGATTTTTGAACCCTGCTGTACCTCGAAATTTACAAATAGATGGTAATGTAT